GGGGTGAACTGTTCCGAAGAACTTATTTTAACTTTTGTGTTAAAATAACCATTAAAAAGTACTTTGTTACTTTCTCCGGTTTCGTATAAAGTCCCTTTTAGGGGTTGCTTTATTCCAGTTTTGGAGAGTAAATTGTAGTATTACAATTTGCTTACTTGTCTTAATTTTATTAATTAAGAAGAGCATAGCTCATTATAATTCCTAAAGACTAATCTTTAGGTCCGATAGTTTACTATCTAAGACATATCACTTTAAATCTATATGAAAAATATTCATGTAAAAGTTTTAAAAAGACTTTTATCATTATTATTTCCTCATATTGAGTTAAAATTCTTTAGACCCTTTGTCTCTAATTTATTTAAATGAATTAAAGAATGGGGTATAATCCATACTATTAAGTATTATAAACAAATGCGCTTACATTGTACAAGGTACATATGTGGGCAACCTTTGTTAACTAATACCATGAGTATTGGATTGACTAAAGATGGATGACCAAAAAAGCTTATTTTTCTTAAGAAATTTGTTGATGAATATTCAGTTTCAAATTTAAAATTTGTTTTAACAATTCTTAATTTCTCACGATCTTTTATACTTAATAAAAGTGAATGAGATAGAATTGAACCGAATTTCTCTAGTATTACTGATCCCCCTAAAGGGAAACATATAATACCTGGAGGTTTTATCAATAAATTTGTTAAGAAACATTCTCTGAAACGAGATCCACCTGTATTTTCAAAGGCATTATTATATCTTTCAATGAAAGCCGGACCTGATGGTCCTGCAACATTAACATCTTACCATAATCTATTACAATATAGTTATGAAGAGATGCAAAGTATATTTAATATTACTGATGAAAATGGGGCTGATTTCTTTTCAAGATCCTACAAATACGCATGGGATAATAACTTATATGCCAAAAAGTCTAAGACTAATGGTGTTTTAAGTTATGTAAAAGATCCTGAAGCAAAATTGAGAATAATAGCTATTTCTGACTATTATACTCAACTATTTTTAAAACCAATCCATAACATAATTTTGTTTATGTTAAGAGGACGTTTTAATATTTGCGATAGAACTTTTACTCAAGATCCAATGCATAGATGGGAAATGAATGACCACTCGTTTTGATCCTTAGATTTGTCTAGTGCAACTGATCGATTTCCTATAGATTTACAACGCCGACTATTAGTTAGAATTTTTAATGAAAAATTCGCTCATAGTTGGTGTTATTTATTATCTAATAGGAAATTTACTACACCAAAGGGTGACATTGTTAAATATTTAACCGGTCAACCTATGGGTACATACTCTTCCTGGGCTGTTTTCACTTTAACACACCATCTAGTTGTACACTATTGTGCATTTCTAGAAGGTTATGAAGATTTTGACCAATATATTATATTAGGTGATGATATCGTTATTAAAAACGATAAAGTTGCTAATAGATATATTAAAGTCATAACTTCATTGGGTGTTGAAGTGTCTTTAAACAAAACACATGTATCAAAAGATACATACGAATTTGCTAAAAGATGAATAAAACCATTAACAAAACAGGAGATTACAGGTGTTCCTTTAAAAGGAATAATTAATAATTTTAAAAATCCACAAGTGGTTTTTATTATATTATATGATTATTTCAAAATTAAAGGTAATCTGTATTCAAGTAAGTACAATTTAGTTGAGTTGTTATTTAGACTTTATTATAAGTTTAGTGTTATTAATAATAACAAGGTTAGGAAGAAAGAAGTAAAATTCTCTCCTTCTAAGACCTTTATTACTATTAATAGAAATAAACTTATAATGTTCAAAGCTTTGGGCC